CCCCACTCAATCAAATCAACACGGTTATCCGCATAATCGCGATGTGCTTCAACGGCGATTTCGCCGAAATCGGAAATATAACATTTCCCCACATATTACTACGTGAACTGACTATATCTTATTCTTTAGTACATTTGGAGCAGACAGTATTCTATCAAGTTGATGCCCGTCAGGTCTGGTTCTTACAGATTGCATTAATCTAATCTGGTTTTCTGTATACATATTACGTACTAATTGTCCCTTACTATTACGAGTAAATAGCGTATCTTTGCGTAGTTGAATAAAATCCTCTAATACTAAGAGATTATCTTTTTTAAAAGATTTTAATTCTTTTTTTAGTAAGGTGATTAATTTACTAATTGCTTCCTGTCTGGAAACACGTAATGTGAATACAGTTTTTTTCACCTGCTGTTGCCTATCATGCTTAACAGAATTTTCATTGAGTATACGTGACGCATTTTGTAATATACCTTCATCTGCGTTAGTGATAGTTATGAAAGGCACGATACATAAATTACCAGTTTTGCGAAACGTAACTTGAAATGAAACACTACCTTCGCCGTCTATAATTCCGGCTAACCAAGCAATGTCTTTGTCGTTCATAAAATTTCCCCCTAAAGAATTTCTGCATTATACGCTTACTAATATAGTTTATTCGGCGTATACAACTCCCCAGACTGTTAAGTTATGGGTAATGTTAGTCGATACGAGGCTGTTGAATCACTTCACATACCTCTCGGTATTGTCCTAAAATTTAGGAGTTCACCGATAAAGCAGAATTATTGCCCGCGCATCACTACGCGGCGACGCTCATATTCCGAACGTCCACGATTTGTTTCAACGTAGTATCACTCATGTCACGAGTTTTCATCGTGCCAGCAGTCCACGTAGAAATAAGACGTTTGTTACGACCAGATACCAATGCGGCATCAACGTTTCCACCCTGTTTCCAAGCCAGATACATTGCATCATTAATCGCATCTTCGTCGAGGTCGGTACTATTACCAAGACGAATGATGTTAGAACGATGGATATAAGCCGAAGTACCAGCAGTAGCAACGGAGACAAAACCAGTAGAATTCAGAGACGAAGCAGGATTCGTATGAACGTTAATGGTATTGGCATCCACAACATATGCATAGTACGGAGTATTGGCAGTAACTTCAGCAGGAACCACCGCGGCGGCAGACCCACCATAGAACATAACCTGTTGCCCGGTCTGGCATTGGTGATTAGTCCAAGTGATGATACCAGCAGTCGTAGAGAAAGTCTGTGCTTCTCCACCGATGAAGTAGCGAATGCCACCCATCGTAGCTTCGGTGCCAGCCGAACCAATATTCGTGGTAGAGTTTTCGGCGATAGCTTTTTCCAAATCGCGAGAAAGTTCTTTCGAGGCTTTTACGACTTGATACGAAACTTCACTGGCAATACCGGCCTTTTTCACCTTCTCCTGTGCGTCAGACACAACATAGTCAACCATAAACGATTGAACATAGTTGCCCATCCGCACACGCGGCGTAGCCGACGTACTACCGAAAGTAGCAAGTTCTAATTGCTTATTAACTTTCGGAGGACGCAGACTGTCAAGCATGAATTCGTGGTACATAGCTTCTGCCGTACTACGACCCATACGAGACTGAATCTTATTCTCCAGCGGAGAGATATTAGTTACGAAATTTCCAAGGTCTTCACGATTCTAGGAATTATTATTAATTAGTAATTTATACTAATTACTGCGCCTTCATCTATACGCGCAGATTAGACTATATCATCGCTTGATGGCAAGCGTCGGGCGCTCGTGTTAGCCTCATATCCGTTCTGGATGTACGCTATTAGTCGTTGAACTTTCCAAACATTCCTGCTTGGCTTAGCTGCTGATTATCCCATCGGACTTCCCAGCAATTCACCCGATTTTAAAAGGGCAATCGTTCACCCTTTGCACTATATGTTACAGTAGCCATCTACTATATTCCTCCTTAAACTAGACCCCACTCCTGTACCATCCGAGCTAATTCGTCCGTAGATTTTCCACGCATTTGCGTGTAATCGGGAGTACGAACAACGTCCTGTTGCGTACTTGCCCCCGGCGTTTCTACAAACGGAACTTTAGTCGAAGTCGTTTGTGGAGTCTGTGGTATTTGTTGTTGCCGTTTTACAGCTCGTAGTTCGTCTCTTGCGATAGAAAGTGCGGCGTGTAATGCGGCAGGGTCTCCCATTTTAATTTTCTGCATTAAAGGTTCTGCAACCTCAAACGGTAATTTACTAATCCTCCATTTAGCATAAGCGTCAATCTCTTTCCAATCCGGCTCCTGCGAGAATGCAGAAATAACCTGTTGAACTTGATTAATCTTATTCTGCTGACTATAGAACTCTTGTTTGAGTTCAGTGACAACATCCACTAAAGCGGCTTGATGTTGAGGATTAAGTTCGTCAAAGTTTTCTCCAAAATCTTTTTCCACAACACTCTTCGCAGTCTCGAACAACTTATTATAATAAGCCTTTTTATCTACACTCTGCGGTTCTTGTGGAATCTGCTGTTGGGGAATAGTTTGCGGTTGTGGAACCTGTTGCTGAAATTGTGGTGTTTGTGCCATGAATTGTTCGTATTGTTGACGCTGTTGAGATAACTGTTGTGTCGCCTTTGAAAACGGAACTTGCATTGATTTATACAACTCTTGTAACTCTGGAGGGAGTTTAAAAGGGTCAATTTTATCAAAGGAAGTCTGTTTCAATTCGTCTGGAGTGTAATACTGTTGCGGAGGTTGTTCAGGCGTTTGCGGCGCGTGATTCCCCAGCATAGCGTCACTCATAACAATATTCCCGTCTTCGTCAATAGCAATATCGAAATCTTCTTCTGGCGTTTGACTTGCTTGCGGTGCTACAGGTTCTTGCGGAGCAAGTTCTCCTTCAGCAAAACGTTGCAAGTCCATAATAAATTTGTACATTAATACTACCTCCCGTGGATTCTCTTTCGAGTTCTTCCACATATTTTGTTTACCACATAGAATCGAGTTCTTTCATCAATCGTTCTTCGCTTTCGGCGATTCGATTTAATGATTCCCTCGTTAAAGTAGCATCTGCTACTTGAGACATAAGTTTATTGTGGAACTTGTCCAACAGGTTTAGTTCTGTTCGCAGTTCCAACAGTTCCTCCATCGTTAATGTTTTCGAAGTTTTGAACCGTGCGATTATCCCCTGCCGTTCCGAGAGGAGGAAGTCCTCCAGATACGCCGACAACACCTCCACCAGTTCCTCCCGGTGTGCTTGGGCTAGGAGAAATTCCTTGCGTTCTCTGTCCATTGTCTCCTCCAAATAATACCTGTATTTCCGGCGGTAACATTAACATTACTTCCGGTGGTAGTTGTCCAGTTTGATAATAGTAAGACATAATTCCCGGTGGCAACGAAGAAAGAATCTGCATCTTAATTGTCGTTTCCATGATTGCCCGTTGTTGTTGAATAGCGGGGTCAGTTAAATAATCGTTAGTATTTTTGAATCCAACTTCTTCTACCCATTTTTTCAAGATATTGTAAATATTGGTAGGAGTTGCTACTGGAATACCTTGACTACTAACTTGCAATATAGCCGTCAATAATGTTTGCAGATTCATAACTGTTTGTTCTTTGGTAGAAATTCCCATTCCAGCATTAACTACTAAATCGAATTCTCCACTTAAATCATCTGGAGTAATTTTCATTTCTTCATTAGTAAGTCTAACAACTGTTGGCATATCTACAAATTTCTGATTAAGAGTAACCAAAAATCTAAACAAATCCCGAATGCCAGTTTCCGCCATGCGACGAACCATAAGTTCAAGACGTTGATTGCCAGCAGACATGATTGACTGAATGCCAGTAGCAGTACGATTGGCACTCTGGGCATTAAGTCCCTGTCCATATCGTGTTACACCACTATCAAGTTCTTTTTGCCCATCAGCATAATCAAGCATAGGAAAAGTAGCATTAGAAAGAGGAATAGGCGGCATCGGCATAATAGCATCACTCATTGACGCTCCTTGTTTTTTCCGCAACCAGTTCCTTCCTTCAATGAGGTCGTTAATATTAATAGCCTGCTCATCGACAACAATTCGCGGGTCGTTTGATAAAGCGATATTAACCGCCATCTGTTTAATCATCGCAGTTTTAATATCCTGCCATTGAGCAACCTTATCAATAAATGATTGTTTAGGAAAGATTCTAAAAGGTTCTTTGATTGGACACAAGGCGAAGAATGGATGTTGTCCATAGACATTTTCTTCCATACGAAGAATTACATCTCCGCATTTTGTGATAATCATATGTTCTAGAATACCATCTTTGTTAATATCAATATCAACATAACATTCATAAATAAGTTTTTCTTTACGGGCATCATCTTGATAACCATAAGCAGATAAATCAATATCGGTAATTTCTTCTTCTAAATCGTCTACTATAGATTCTTCTTCACCATCTTTAATAGCCTCTTCAACATTAGCATAGAATCCTTGTTTTTCTTTCTCCCGCAAATACGAAGCAGACACACGTTTCTTTTGTGCCACAAACTTACAGTCCTGTAAAGTCCTTGCTTGTGGGTCAAACAAAAATTCAGACAACATTACATTTTCAATGCGTGGTTGATTTTTAGTATAATAAGACTGTGTATATGTAACTTGAAAATTACCAAACTCATCTGCGGGAATTACATTAGTAATTAATAATCCTTGGTCATAAGCAGCATTTAAAGCGTCTAAAGACATTGCAGTTGTAACATCTTTTTGTTTTTCTTCACGCTCCCAATAGCATTTCACAATTCCAAGACCAGTAATTAAACTATCTTTAATCCAATCATAAAGAATTGTGAACATGTCATTTTTACGCATTAATTGATAATTAATAAGTTTTTCCATCAATTTTGCTTTACGAACGTCTTCCGCTTCTGCCCCTTCGATTCTGATTACTTCATCAGTTCCCATAAGTATACGCATAATAGATGGCATTGCTCCATCCAAAGTAGACATTACATCGCGTGAAACTAGAGAAGATTGTTTAGAAAGTTTTGGAAACTTTGTGTCAAAATAAGAAGTTTCAGCAAAGAATTTTTTATATCTTTCAAGTACGTCTGGTTTTATCTTCTCGTCACGGTAGTTTTCAGCCAAACGAATATCTTCATCGAGATATTCTATTACAAAACGAGTTAGTTCATCCACTTACTCACCACCTTTACATTGCCCCCATTATAGGCATTTGTTTTTCATTATAATCTCCCCAAGCATTTGTCGGGGCTATAGCAATTTGTTCCATATAAGCTAAAGAGTCAATTAAATCGTCGTGGAGAGACATCGGTTTCGACATCGTAAATCCAAGCAATTCTGCTTCTAGTTCTGTCAACCAACTAGCATTTTCAGCAAACCATACTGTGCCAGCCACAAAACGAGGTTGAATCTGATTGATACGAAGAGTTTTCTTTTTGTCCGCTACCAATTCTTTAATAGCAAACCAAATATTACGTTTAGGCATTTCCTTTATGATAAATGGTTGAATGGCGGCTTTATATGCCCCTTGTTCAATTCCAACAAAAATAGGTTTATATTTTTGCACAGTTTCGAATAGTTTCTCGACCATTGTATCTACATCCCATCGGCCATACTTTATATCTAATACAAACCAATGATGGTCAGAATTTACTGCCACGGTTGTAATGGCGCGAAAGTCTGATGTTGATTTTTCTGAATATGCCCAATCAACAGTAGTATATACGGACATACCAGAATGAGAAAATGTAGTCGGATTAAAATATCTAAACATTTCTCGTTTAAATACTTGGTCTTCTGGAGACATAGATAAACACATCTTATTTTGAAACCAAATATTAAGTTTACCAATGGCGCGGAAATCTTCTCGTTCTTGTTCTATCTGCGCCAAAGTATTTTTAGCTGGCCATGAAGGTTGACCATCATCATCTAGGACTGCGACTTTGTGAATACTAAATTTTAATGATTTAGCATTAGCTATAATACGTTCTGCTAAACATTTCTCACCAAGATTATTGGCGGTCATAAAAATACGGCAAGTCATTCCAAGGAAATATACATCTGACAAAAACCAATCCCAATCATTATCTTGAATAGTATCAGATAACGAATCTTCCAAGTCCTGTGGGTCGTCAATAACGATTAGTTTAGGTCGTCTATCTTTATAGTTAAGTCCGCGGATAGAAGACCCTTTGCCATATGCTTCAATCCTTATATTAATAACTTCGCCATGTTTATTTTTAACATTGACTTCTAATCCTTTTTCTGTATTCTCTATAATTTTAACAAGATTAGAACAAAGAATCGGATGAGATAAATATTCAGCAGAAATTTCTTTAAGTTTTTTAGATGCTTCCTTTTGTGTAGATTTAATAATAACAATATAATTATATTCTACCGAAGGATACATAAGACGATATAAAGTATGGGCGCGAATAACAAGTGAACTATTGTGTGTTGGTATAAATCTATCAGTAATTAAAAATAAATGATTTGGCGAATCTACCAAAATACAACGTACTGGTACTGGTGGTACAACTTCCACACTTACAATAGAACGACTTAAACTTCTTTTATGTTGTGTAGGTTGTATATATTGTAATTTGCGCGGCAAACGAAATATAGGTAACGTAGTTTTAAAAGCCACTATCCACACATCGCCACAATTTTTATCATATAATCGTGCCGTTTTTCGCGTGCATGTGTATTTAATTCCTAAACTTCCTATTAATGCACAAATGCCATCAATGATATCTTTATTTGTATTACAAAAAGTTGATGTACCTATTTTTGTGTCTTGATTAGCTATTGTGCCATCAGTATCCATAAGTCCCTGCAATAATGCAAGTCTATCATGAAAACTAGATAGTAAATATTGCTTTGGAATCATTTTCTTTTTGTATATACCTAATTCTCTTAATGGATAAGATAATTTCGCCTTAATAGTGTAGCAAGTATCATTTGGTTTTTGCATTAATTTGGCATTAGGCAAGATTGATAATATTTCGGAAAATAGAATATCTCTATCTTCATCGCTAACAGTTATTTCATCTTTGCCTGTTGAGCCATCACCTAACCAAACTCCCAATATATATGGGTCTAATACTAGTTCTTGTTTTGGTAACTCGACAGGTTTACATACTGGTATACGATAAGCAAATTCGTAATATCCATCTGATTTTCTTCTACCAAGATTTTGTCTTTCAAACATTTCGTAGGTATCTATTACATGGGTTTTACGCGCATGTTTGTCCCAAACTTCCCATAAATGTCCACCATCTGCTACTACTTCAGTTTTATCGTCGAATGTTATTTTAAAACAATCATGATTAGTGAAAATAGGAGAAAGCATTTTGACTTTGGTTTCATTACCAGTTTCATCAAAGATTATATCTCCTTTTTTGATTTCCCCTATAGTTGTAAACCCCGTAGGAGTAGGTACTACAGTATCAAGAGCTAGCGCTTTAGCCGATTCTCGATAACACTCCCACAATTCATGTTCCGTTCCATTAAGTAATGAATCACTCCATTTATAATGGAAAGGAGCAGACTCTACATCATCGGGCGCTGGTAAAAAAATTTCTCTAAAATATACTAAACTTTCTTCGCCAAGACGAAACGCATTGGCAAGGTCTTCAACTTGGCTCATGTCGATTCTCCTTTATCTATATATCCCCGGAAACGCAAGTTGGGCAATAGTCTGTTGTGGAGTTTTAGCTGTTAATTGTTGACGTAATAAATTATATTCTTCTCTAGAAATTTCACCTTTATCCATTTTATTACGCGCTTCTTGTAAAGAAGCAAGAATATTAGTTTGTGGCTGTTGAACAACGGGTGTTTCTATTGTTGGCATACCGGTAAACTCTACACCACTTTGTCTACGTTCCATAAAATTCTCTGGTGGTTCCACAACAGGAAGAGAAGGGGGTGGAGGAGGTAATTTTGTATTATCTTCCTCCGTAATGGCAGGAATACTTTCTATATAATTCGCTATTTCTTGGTCTGTATATCCCGGTCTAGCGTTTTTAATCTGGAAATCACGATATTGTTGTTCATAAGATTTTTGCAAATCGCCAAGATTCTGATTACCGGCATAAGCAGTAGGCAACATTTCTTGAAATGCTTGAGTATTAGTGACCGCAGGCGCACCTTGTGCTAGAATACCTTTAATCTTGTCCATAAAAGGGTCGCCACTTGTCGGCATTGCATAATTATTTCCAGCATTTGGCATTCCATTCTGTGCTTCTTGACGCATTTGGTCAATGCTAGGCGGAGTGAACTGTTGTGACGGAGGAGTTAATTGTGGCGTTTGTGCCGACAGAATATTTTCTTTAGGGTTATAATTTTCATACATTGGTTCTACTTGTTGTGTATTTGTGTTATATTTAAATTTCTTTTTGGGCAACACTATCACATCCTTATTCTTCGGATAATCCACCATTAACTACCATTAATTTTCTTGCTCTATCAGCTACTTCGTTAATAACGGAATTTTCCTGTCTAATTGGACCACCATCAGCACCAGTAAGTTCGCGTTTTTCTGTTGGTTTAAACCCAGCTCTATCAAGTAAATCTTTTGCCACATCAAAACGAAGCCGCGGCGATAAATCTTTATGGGATAATAAATCATCGTAAATATCTAATACAGTAGCAATCTTATCGTTAATGCGAGTCATTGCCATTTCTTTAACTGCGCCAACGCGAAGTTTCTGTGCTTCAGCGTCCATGCGTTTAATCTCTTCTATTTCTACTAATCTATTTTTTACCGTGGGATTATTAAGTAATTCTCTGCCAATCATGCCATATGTTCTACATCTAGTAAGTGTATATCCCGCGTCTACAACAGATTTTTTTAAATCATGTGTATCGGAATATGTTCGAATGAATTTTTCCATTTTGGCTGGAATAGTTTTCTTCATAAAATCCCCAATTTATCAAGTAGAATCACAAGAGTAATGGCAGCGATAATATAGATTACAGTAGAAGATTGTTTAGTTTTAGTGGCAATATCATTAATAAACTTATCAATATTCATTATTTCTTGCCTCCTTTTTTTAGCTTGAGAGTAAGCAATAGCCACCGCTTGTTTAGGCGGTCTGCGGCGGCGCGATTGCTCTGATTATTTCGTGGTCAGTCATGGCACATCAATACGGGACTGTCGGTGGCGTGAAATCTGCTGTCCAGCGAGCCCGACCATTAGTTAATTCAATCCCGCCGACCCATCCGTCGATATTTTGCAGTTCATCTGTTGCAAATACCCCGATTCCGAGCAATGCAGTTGTTGGATTATAGATTGTTGCATTAAATGCAGTTCCGCCGGCATTTAGCAACGTCCCGTTTGCAAAAAAATACATCAAATTGCCTGACCGCGTCACGGCGATGTGATAATTCGTGCCCGTGTTAATTGTTGTTGCCACTGACACGGTAGCGTCAGTTGAGCCATTTGTCGTGTAATAAAACTGAATTTTGTTACTTAGCACTTGCAGTGCCCAGCCGCGACCAGCATAAAAGACGATGTGAGACAGTACAGAATTGTACGTCCCCAAAAACGAGTTTATGCGAATCCATGCCGCAAGCGTAAAATCATGATCACTCAGTGCCCAATCCGCGCTGGCGCCGAACTGATAATATAAACCGCTTTTAAGCCGTAGACATCCAGGGCCGCACAAGTCATACGATTTGCTAATATTGGCCGCCTCAACCGTCTGCCCAGTTTGTATATTTAGCGACCCGCCAGCCCAAAAAAATTTGCGGGTAGAATCGTATTCCATTGGCCAATCTCCCTGTCTGGTCAACTGGTAAACATCTTGCACATTATACGGCTGTACCACGCCATATTTCGTCGGCAATGCCATGTCGCCACCTCCTTACGATATTTCCAATACACTGATAGTTAATGTTATTTTGTCGTCTCCGTCAGATACAGCTTTAATAGAATCTCCTGCTTCCAGAACAAAACCAGCCTCAATTGGTAATGCTGGAGTATTTATTGGTATAGATAAAGCATTTGTCAATTTCGTTTCCGTATTACTGTCACTAGAGTCAATCCATGACACTGTCAGGGTTCTGGAAGAAGTGTCATTATTGGAAGCCTGACAGAATTGCACAATAGCAGAAGTAGCAGATGGACAAGTATACAGTGTTTCCGCAGTAGTAATCGGCACCGATAGTTTTGCATTTTTAAAAATTTCAGCCATTTTATAAGTCCCTCCTAAAAAATATGGCGGATGCCTTGCTAGTAACTCCTGAATGAAGAGCTGAACCAATATCCAGATACCTATATAATGATGCATATGATTGTGCTACTTCCGGTGTGTCCGGAGTAGAACTGCCGCTATTGGTTATAACCATGTCACGAAACTTTCGTCTACACCAAAGCACCGGAAGAGCAAACGGTTTTGTAAAGCTAATAGCAAATTGTCTTACCGCTTCCATGTTACGCCTCGTAAATCGTGACGGTAGCTGCAAAAGTTCCTGCTGCTCCAATCAACGTATCGTTTGAAATATCAACATCTAATGTTCCGGCGACAAATAATCCTTGCACCATAAAATCATATGCGCCAATAGCGGTTCCTTTAATTGTCGCTGCTTTGGGAACAGTAAGTGATGTTAAATAGCACTTGGTTGAAACACTATTGATGGTCCTAGTATTAAAAAGTTTAACTGTTAAATCAGATTCAGTAGAAGGATTAACTACATTAATTAGGTAATTTTGCACTGGATATGCTGGAGAGGAAATTTGAGTTAATGATTTAACAGTATTAGCAGCAGCATTATTAGCCCAAGCTCCTGTAGTCTGCCGAGAAACTACTGCACCAGATACGTCTCTACTAATTCTGGCATCTATTGAACCTTTATATGTCTTTTGACTCAAAAAAATCACATCCTTTTAAAATATTACCAAGTGATTGCTTGTATTTGTTCTATAGTTGTAGCATTTTTTAAATTAGTCCTAAGTTTATCAAAATGAAGAAATGCTTGAGTTTGCTGTAATGCTCCCTCTTCCATAACTGCTACAAAAGCAGAATGAGTTTGTGGAAGAAACTGTTTTTCAGTAGGCGAAACCCACACTCTATAATATATTTTTGGTTCCTCTCCTTCTTTATCCCAAGAATCATAAGCATCCTTTGCTCTATTTTTAGCAGAAAGAAAATCTATCTGGCTTGAAGTATCTGCGTCAAATCCCATATTATTATGCCAAACTATAGCTGATTTAGCAGCAGAAAACAGTTTGTAAAGTTCTGATAGTTTTTCCCCCCTTACCTGTTCAATATCTTTTGGTTGATTTATTAAGATAGATTGGAATTCTTCTGGTGTTACCTCTTTTTCTTCAATTTCTTCTGGTAAATATCCAGCATTAATAGCATTTGAGATAAGAGTTCCAGAAGTAGCTTCTGATTGCATTTCAAGTAGTTTACTATTTGAACGTAGTAAGCAAACTTTCATAGTACTCCTCCTTTATGCTAAAGCTAAATAATAAATTGTTTCGGTTTGTGAAACAGAACTACTTCGAGTCCACGCTAAAGTAAATCCGTCAGAATCCAAAGAGGCAACAGTTGCGTATGATTCATAAATATTTGAACCATCATCATGCACAATGTGGAATGCCTGATCATTTATCAAAGACGCCGCCGGGGCAGCCCCTTCATATATACTCAAAAATTTTCTTGCACTACCGTTGTCCCAACCAAAACCAATCATACTCTTTGTACTTGTTGCGCCTGCGGGGAAAAACAAGACGAGTTTGGGTTGAAATCCAACTCCAGTATAAGAAACATTTCCAGACGCAGTAGACATTAATCGGGTAAAAGACCCTGCCTTAGTCAGAAGTCCAGACCCTCCAGTAACCGCTGCCCATATGGGATTCGCTCCGGCACCTTGTGATTTTAAATAGTACCCGGATGTGCCAATTCCTAGTCGTTCAAGGGCAGACGCCCCACGAATCAAAAGGTCTCCTTGAGTTGTCAGTAAAGAACTTTCAATCGCGCCGACTTGTGATGCGGTAACAGAGTGGGGGTTCGAGGTACTCGATATATGGGTCTGGATGTTGGCACTAGCAGGTTCGTATACTCCTGTATGAGCATGAGTCACAAACGGCGCAGATAAACTAATCACATTCCCCGATACGGTAATAGTCACATTACTACCAGCGGATAATGTAAAACTAGTTGCCCCGGTAGTGGCAGTAATACTAGCACTACCAACAACAACCTCATTAAAGGCTATTGCCCCACTAGTAACACCGGAATTAACCGCATCAGTCAACTCATGCAACCATTTAGCAGTCGGCGGGATAGGTGGATTACGTAAACTCATTCTCCCACCTCCATAAAATTACTTTAACACACTAAAGTCTGTTATCCTTTATCATGTTAATACACTATAATAGGCTATAAACTGGAAATTACAACCATTTTTTGTTATTAAGTGTTGTTGACAGTAATTTTTATAAAAGAATATGTGTATAAGTGGAGGAAAAGTTATTACCAGCCTGTGAGAAAATGTAACAAAGTGGAGATTTCCAGTATTTTCCAGTAACTTTTTAAACATATGTAAAAATTTTTTTAGACCAACCACAATATATAGTTTTACTTTCGATTAAAACCATAGACTAAACTATTTGATTACAAATAATATAATCGGTCTTGTTCCGACCGATATAATTGCATAGTGATATCTACACTATACATTAGGGGTTTTATTGTTATCTTGTAAGAATGCTCCATTAATATCAAACTTGCGATTATGTACCTTTCCATGACATATATTACAGAGGGTAATACCATTACAAAGTTCAAACGCAAGTTCTGGATATTCCTTCTTAGGTTTGATATGATGGGCGAATAGACCCTCATTACCGCATTGTTGGCAGATATAATTATCACGAACGCGTACTTGTTGGCTCCATTCGCGGAGTAATTTACGGGATAGGCGCGACTTGCGCTTAACTTTCTTTTTATTGGCGCGCTCTATCTTTAATTGCTCTTTTTTGGTCGGTTTCTTAAGGAATGGTGGAGGAGATACTATTTGTTCTATAGATTCTTTGGAAATAACAGAACTAATACGCACTTGAATCTTAATTGGTGGTTTAATAACCTCTTGCTTTAATATGCGTATAGAATTCCTATTGCAGAAAGAGCAATATGTGACATATTGATTTTCAAAAATTGACCCACAAAGATAACAAAAAGTTGTCATTATATCGCCCCCAAAATAAAGTTTCCTCTATATATAGAGTTATGTATGTTATTTTCACAAACAATGTTTATATTAGTCTATAAAAGTTTGGCACTTTTTCAAAATTGACCACAACATATTGTGTTTGGTAAATATTTCCAGCAACTATTAGCAGAAGTAAAAATTATTATTTGGGAAAATTTGGAAGAAACTTATTAAAAATAGGAAAATTATTATTTGGAAAAGGCTTTTTGGAGGGAAAAAATTATTATTTGGGAATTATCTTCCCCCCCACACACGCCTGTGACTCCGCTTGCGCCCTAGCCCACGTTGTGCTACAATATAGGTGGAGGGGCAAAAGCTCCCACTATGAAAGGGGTATGTAAAATGAGAAAGTTAGTTCAAGGGCAAACATTCGGTCAAGACCGGGCAGACTTGGTAAAGCGCATGGTTGCGGGTATGAAGGCAATCGAGGGGTTATGGCAGGTAAGTGCCGGCAAGACTAATGCGCTCATGGGACAGACAGGCGATGTCATGGCGATTGTACTGGACAAAGGAGAAGTACACAGCAAAGTCACAACCAACAAAAAGACCGGTATTGTCAAAACTGAATACTACTACGGCTTGAAGGGTTCCACTTCGTACGGTCTGCATAGCAAAGATGAAAAGCCGTCACGCCTGGTATGCAAAGTATTCGACAAGAGCTTGCGTGGCATCGAAGCCCCTGCGGAATTCATACCTGCCGGCATGGTGGTGAATGACGGTCAGGCGGTCAAGAAGGCAAGTAAACCTCGCCCCAAGACTGTGGAAGAACTTGAAGCTGAACAGCAGAAGAAACTCGCTGAACTGCAGGAAAAGCTCGCTGTAGCGAAGCAGAAGTGGATTGAAAAGCATACTGTGCGGTAGTCCACGGCGGTTCGGTAGCCCCGCATAAAAGCTACCATCTTCCATTTGTTACCATCAGTTTTGGCAATACCGGCATTAGGCTATTAGTATTTAATACTGGTAGCCTTTTAGTATGTTATATATGCTATAGGGAAAGAAAGCATATCCTATACGACATTTCCCCGCAGGGTAAATTTTGGTAAAAGAAAGGAGATGTTAAGGGTGGAAGAGCTTATGACTAAAGAGGAAAGAGATAATAAATGCGTAATGTGTGCAGAATGGACAGCGTGGGAAGTAAATGGATTACCTTGTTGCAAATGGTGTTCGCAGTATTTCCGTTCCGAATGCCCTATACAGTATATGGATTAATAAGGGGGGATTAAGAATGAATTACATGGAAGCATGGAAGGTATTAGCTAACAAAGGGACGATTAAGTCTTTACATTCGGGTGAGGTTTATTCCTGTTTGACAGTATTCACGAGGAATGAGATTAACGGCA